CGACAGTGGATCCAGAGGGATTTCCACTGACGGCCCCAGTTCTCTGGGAATAGCGTATTTACACCTCGCGAGGCGCCGAGTTCGGTCTCAGGCTACCCGGGTGGACTCCAGCTAAGGAGCTCCCTGCGCTATTGCGTCTTTGCGTCGGATTCTTACCGCCTTTCCTTTCCAAAGGGAACCATTCAAGCCCAACTATTCTCTCCCGGCTGGGCACGGACCCCCTCGACCAATCAGGCAACACGAATTCCAGTCCCAGTCAAAGCTGGGATACCTTCATCCATGTTGAGCTGAATGGTCTGCAAAATAAACTTCAGGTTAGGATGGACTGATTGTCCGAAATCAGGATTTCGGAAATCGTAACCTTCGTAACAAGCATACTTCCTGAAATAATGAACACAGTCTGGGTGAACCAAACCAGTTATTCCGGGAAGCGAAAGAGGGCCAAGCTGCATGTTAGAAATGATTCTCTCCCACAACAATTGTAAACTTATGGGGAGATTGTAAAGCCGCTGCACAATCTCACGAGACTCATTTGAAACTCCCTTTCGCAAAAGGGGGAGCGCCTTGAGCTCAGATAAAGGCACTTCCTGGTTCTTGAGGTGGTATGACTTGATCATCTCTCTCTTCACGTGTACACCTCTCGTTAATTCCAATAATCTCTTGGCTAAGGCCCCGATAACAGGACAACCGGAATACTGGTAAATCATTGAGAATGCATTCGCTCTAAGCAAAGATAATTTGGTACGGGCAGAAGCATTGACATACTTCCCATTGCCATAACCAAACCTACAAAGAACCTTGATGGGATCTGTTAATACTGACATAGTTTCCAAATCGTAAACCTGACCACAGAAACTCGCAGTGTTAACATTACTGTGTGACTCTATCTTAACCTTCAGACCCAGGGCTGCGAAGTCCAATTCGTCAACCGAGCACTTTCGGGTCAAAGCGAAAAGAGAGTCGTCTCCTTCGATGATTATGTGGTGGTGAGCCCACAGAATGGATTCACCCTTGGTCCAGACCACATAGGAGATGCAGATTAGATTCACTATACCGTTTCCCAAACTAGTATTCATGTCTCCACTCATGCGCTTGAACAGCACAGTAATTGTAAAATACTTGTAGACGCACTTATTATCCATATAGAAACACCAACAAATGTATTGGGCTATGGAACTCCCGCAAAAATATTGGTATGTATAATACTCTACGCGAACAAGCAGATATTTGAAAGAGGATTCGAACGAAGAATAGTCAGTCGCGAACAACCGATTCATCCCCGTGAATCGCTCCAAAATGTAACGAGGCCTTTCTGGAACAGGCACATTTTTGATGAATGCTGGATGCCGATACACGATCTTCT